AAAGACCCTAGAGTAGTAGGGATAACTAATAGAGACTTAGAGATAATCTCTAGAGGACAAGAAATCATTGCTGCTAAGTTAGATAATGATGAAGAAATCAAGAAGATGACAGCTCTACAAGTCTCACAAGTAACTTCTGAGAGTGCCAAAAGGTATTCATTGCTTAGATGAGTTCAGAATCAGGAATCTCAAGGTAATGTAAACAACCAAGCAATCCAAGTAAACATTTTATTTGGATGACAAAAGGAGGAATGACAAATGCCTTAAAGATTAACTTCAAACCTATTCCTAAGCAAGAAGTTGCTCTAAAGTATCTCTTAGATGATAAGACAACAGCTATCTGATATTGAGGTGCTGCATGATGAGGTAAATCTTATCTAGGAGTATTCCGAATATGGATGATGGCTATGCAGTATCCTTGAACAAGGTGGTTCATAGGGAGAAAGGAACTAACAAACCTTATGAAGACAACAATGCAGTCTTATTGGGATATGAAAAGAGATTACAACATACCTGATTATGCTATGGGTAAATTAGACTGAAAGAACAACATAATCAAGTATCAGAATGGTAGTCAAGTCTATTTACTAGACTTAGCCTACAAACCTGCAGACCCCATGTATGCTAGATTATGATCTATGGAATTTACATGAGGATTTGTAGATGAGAGTGCAGAAATAGCTGATAGTGCACTAACGATATTAAGGACTCGTGTATGAAGACAGTTAAATGATGAGTATAAGTTAAAACCAAAAATACTCGAGACATTCAACCCTGATAAATGACATGTCTATCAAGACTATTACAAACTCCGAAAAGAGAAAGCCTTACCTGAGTGGAAGGTGTTTATACCTTCATTAGCTACAGATAATCCACACTTATCACCTGATTATATAGCTCAGCTAGAGAGAAGTGATGAGATAACAAGGCAGAGATTGTTATATGGTAACTTTGATTATGATGATACTAATAGCAAACTCTTCAGAACAGATGAGGTTATGGATATGTTCACTACTCTAGTAGACAGAACATGAACTAACTACTTATCAGTGGATGTAGCTAGACAATGAAAGGATAGTACAAGAATAGTAGTATGGGATTGATTGGTAGCAATAAGATGTGAGAAGCTACAATGAGCAACTACTGATGTAGTAGCTCAAAGGATAAAGGATTTAGAGTATCAATACAGTGTTCATAGACATAACATAGTAATAGATACTGACTGATTATGAGTATGAGTAGCAGACCAAGTAAGATGATGTTATCAATTCCACAATGCTAGTAGACCTATAGAAACAGAAAGCTCATGAAACTTCTGAAATCTAAAAACTCAGTGTTACTATAAGTTACAGGAGTTAGCAGAGAAGAGAAAAATCAGACTAGAGTTAGATTGAACAGATAGAGAAGAACTTGTACTAGAGTTAGAGAATATCTTAGTAAAGAACTTAGATAAAGATGGTAAGAGACTCTTAGAGAGTAAAGAAGATATGAAAAAGAGACTATGAAATAAGTCTCCTGATATAGCAGATGCAATAATGATGAGAATGGTATATAGCTTAGAATGAACAGAAGAAGTTAAGACCTATAAAGCCGTTTTCGATGATTATGATGACTAATTTATATAACCTACAGATATGAACAATCAAATTACAGCTAGCTTAGTTGAAAAAGTACCATGATGGAACTTTGAAGAGATTAGGACTAAGGTAAATCAAGAATATGATGCTTGATGGGAAGTAGCTAGGGAGAAGAGAAGGAAACTCAAGCAATATCTTAGAGACTATAATGTAAACTGAGATGAAATGAAGGCTTGAGAGTTTGTTAAATCTAAGTCTCTCTATACTAACAGAAACCTATTCATATCAGCATTATATAAGAACAAGCCTGAAATCACATTTGAAGGAAGAAAGTTATGAGATATAGAATATGCAGATACATGGAATAACCTCTTAAAGTTTGATTATGAAGAGTTAAAGGAAGATAAGATAGAATATAAGAAAATATCTAACAAAGTAGACTTCTGAATCTATCTAGCAGTATCTGAAGGTTGGGATAAAATAACAGAGACACCTAAAAAGAGGATAATCAATCCATTATGTTGGATACCTGACCCTTTCTTTGATGCTATAAACTGATTTAGTTTTCACTGATTTGAGTTAAAAGTATCAGAACAAGAGTTAAATGACCTTTATCAGAATAAGAATCTAATGCTTACTGATGAAGAGTTAGCTAAGTTAAAGGAAGAATCTACAGATAATGATAACTTCTTAACTAAACTCAATATGTGGGATGACTGAATGGGATTAGGTAATGATTGGGAACATAAAAGTTCACCATTAAACACTTATTCTATCTATAGACACTTCACTAAGTTCAATAATAGATGGTATTTAACAGAATGGGCTAACAATAGAACACTCCTAGTTAGACTAGAAATGATAAAAGCAGTAAGAGCTGAAGAAAAAGCAGACCCTACAAAGATACCTTGTCCTGTAGTTCATAGTTGGTTCATCTTCAAAGAAGGTGATCCATATGGACTATGTGTATGAGATATAGGTAGAGATAATCAGTTCACTGAAGAACAGGTTATGAACCTTATCATAAACAAGACTAACGAAGAAGTATTTAGTGGAATAACATTATTTGACCCTACATATATCAATGGTAATGAGTTAGCAAAGAAAAAGGTATGAAAGAGAAAGTATATACCTGCTAAGATGCCTATCAATACTAAGATTATAGAGAATGTACAAACACAAACAGCCTCTAATAATGATGGATATAACTTAAAGCAGATGATAGACCAAAAATCTACAAAAGAAATCTGATTTGATGAGCAATCTATCTGAGTATATGCTAGAAGAATAACAGCTACTCAAGCACAGTTATTACAAGGTAACCAAAATGTAAGATTAGCAACAATATTTAAGACTCATTTATGGTGAGAAAGAGATTATTGGGATGTATTATGGTACAGACAATATCAAGAGAACTTTAAGATGGATTCAGAGAAGAACATAATCTTAAATACTGGTATTTGACAGCAACCATATACAATAATGGCTAAGGATTTGAATATGCAAGCTGATTTAAGGCTAAAACCTATCTCTATCCTAGATAAAGAAGAGAAAGAAGAACAAGATAAGTCAGCATATATGGCTGCTTACCAAATGTTGATGCCTCAAGCTACACCATTTGGACAGATACAGCTTACTAAACAGTTTGCTAGGGTATTATGAATGCCTAAGGAGTTAATTAACAGTATCTATAAGAATCCACCTGAGTTAGAACAAGCTCTATTAGATGTAGAACTCTTAAATAATAACGAAGATGTAGGAGAAATTCAGAATATGAATGAGAACCATGATATATTCATAGAAGTATATCATCAAGCTAACGATACACCTGCTAAAAGGAAAGCTATAGCTGCTAGACAGAGAGCTAAGTTATTACAACTAAAGCAAGAAGCAGGACAATTAGCTCAACCTTGAATGTGAGCTGAGATGTGAGGTGAAGAATGATGAGTAAATACAATGAGTAATCAGAATCAACTGATAAATAATTACATACAGCAGCAGAATGCTGCATCTAATGCACCTACAACTTTATGAACTAATGTATGATAGCAATGAACTTAACAAAAGAAGATAAGGAGATAGTAAGAAGAGCTAAGAGAGAACAGTTTTGGAAGCTCTTAACAGACCACATAGAGAACAAGAAGGAAGAAGTAAAAGCTGGCATTGTCTCATGAGTGAATGAAGAGATGAGTAAGTCCAAACGAACAGATAGGGATATATTATTATTCAAGCTAGAACGACTAGATGAGATAATGAATTATCCTGATGAGATTATCAACTTAATAGATAATCAAGACTATATTGATCAGTAATCTCACTGATATATTTGGTGGAGGGTGTCCACTTATCAACACTTTTTTAATCTTTAAGCAATAACAATGGCAAAACTAATCCTCGATGATTGAACAGAGAAGGAAGTAAATGTAGAAGACTACATCTCTAAAGCTGACTTGGAAGAGAATTACATCTCTAGGGAAGATTTGGAAGACAATTATGTCTCTAGAGAGAAGTATGAAAAGAAGAGTAAGCAAGCTAAACAAGCATTTGCTAATCAAGACAAGGCTAAGGCTGAGGCACTAGCAAATGAAGCAGATGCAATGGCTACTAGAATTAGAGAAGAAATCTCTTTTACAACTAAGCACGGCTTTGATACTATCCCTGAAGAAGTCAAAGCTGCTAAAGAACAACATCCTACTTTATCATGGGAACAGGCATTCCAAATTAGTGGGTACAAACCTGCTAATACAGATAATCCTAATCCATGAAGAGAGAATATTGTTGATTCTAAGAAAACCGAATATACATTCGATGAGTTATCTAGTTTAGCTATTAGTAATCCAAAGGTGTATAATGAGGTAGCTGCTAAGATAGAAGCAGGAGAATACAGTATGATTTAATTCTTAACTTACAAGTATCATGGCAAAAGCTAGAAAATGGTGAGTTGCAGACAGAAGACCTCTCAAGGTTAATGTCAGTGAGGCAGAACCAATAGAAGAAAAGGTTGAAGAAGTTATAGAAACAGCAGGTGATACCGTAGTGGAAAATGAAATCCCTGAAGTAGAAACTGTTGAAGAGGTAAATGTTCAACCTGAAGAAAAAAAAGCTGAGAAAAAATCAGCTAAGAAAGAATGGACTGAAGAAGAGCTTGCTGTTTTACCTAGAGAAGAGATGTATGCAGTAATAGCAGACATTGAAGCAGGTAAAGCAACTATAAAGCCTAGATTTATTAACCAATAAACAAAGAAGAAGACAGAAGAATAAGTAAGAAATTTAATTTTATTCTTATTTATTCTAAACATGGCAAACACTGATAGAATTACAGCATTACTAGATGCAGAGATTGCTAGAAAAATCTCAGACAAACCTAAAAAGCCTTTCGCAAGATTCGCTAACTACAAGTTCGAAGGAACTCTTAAAAAAGCAGGAGACACTGTAACAGTACCTATCTCTCCAAAGATTTCTCTTACAGATGTATCTTCTCAAAATTCAGGTAACATTAGACTTACTTCAGAAGGAGACATTACAGCTTCTGATAGAACTATGACTTACTCTCAATTAGCTGTAAATAAATTACATCAATACAGAGAAGTATTCTCAGACCTTGAAGAAATCCAAACTCTTTACTCTATCAAAGGAGAAAGAATGTACGATTTAGTAGAAGGAATGGAAACTGCTATTGAAGGTTCAATT